CCCCATCAGGGCTTTGCTGGTTGCATCAGACCCAGCGTTCTTGATGTAGTCAGGTACTTCAAAGGGCAACGCGTCAGTAGACTGACTTGGCTCGGGCGCACCTAGGGCGGCGGCGAAATCAAACAGGTCAACCTTGCCATCACCACCCATAAACTCCACGGGAAGTGGGCTGTCAGGGTTTTTAAAGTTGTGGGTTTCTGGCACGCGAAGGATACGTGCCATGTCAGTAGTGCAGGCGGGATCAGCAAATAAACTACGTTCAGTGCAAACATTCTTTAAACGCTTGGCTACAGGTAGCCATGTGTTCTTGTCAATACTCTCAGGCAGTACCCAGTACGCGTGCACCCCGTTACCAGAGTTGACGCAAATGGGTTGAGGCAGGTTCAGGTCAGCGCAGAACTGACCCAGTGCCGCCATTGCCAGATCACGCGAGGCGTAATCCTTAGTGGGGCCACAGTCCAGATCAAGCCAGAATGATTTAGCTTGGTATGCGTTGGCAGCTAGCCTACGGGGTGGGGTAATCTCAGGGTCAAACGAGAACATCGCATAGTACGTGTCAGCGTTAGCGCCATAGATATCTTGGATTTCCGTGATGAGAGACGGGATGTCAGATGCAAATCGTGTACGTAACTTTTCCTGCTTGATGCCGACCGCACAGTAGTTGCCAACATCGGGCAATACTGCATTCAGGAATTCGGTCAATGTCATAAAGATACTTCGGTTTAATGGCGGTCAATGTATGTTTGGATTTTCTTTGCGGTTTCGGGTCGTGGTGAATACTCACCTTTAAACCATGCATAAACGGTTATCTTCGTAACCCCTGCAATCTCGGCAACTTTATTGACCGGTATGTTTTTCTTGATGCAAGCCCTGCCGATTTTTACACCGGCTAACTTCCCATCAGCTTGCTTGTTCTTTAGCACTGTGGCTAATGTGTAACCAATCATCGCTGTCTTTCGTTAGGTGGGGGTACTCGCTGCGTCTGTGATAGCTAAACGGGAGGGACTTGCACCCCTTACTTTGTCCTCGCACAGCATCCACTTTCCCCCCGATTGGTTTACTCGTCGCTGTCATCAGCCCATGCGTCAAGCACAGAGGCAACGTCTTTGGATTCCGTTTTCTTCACGGCACGTTTGACAGGTTCGTCAACAGCATCAGCTTTAGCGGCTGGCTTGGGGGCAGGTGCAGGCTCGGGTTCCATGAAAGGAGAAGCCTTCGGTGCATCACCATCAATCTGTGCAACAGTCTGAGTCACAGCGTTCAGTGCATCTGCTGATTCACCTTGGGCTTTGCTCTCAGCCAACTCTTCCACAGACAAGGGGCGCACAGCGCGGAATGTCAGCTTGGGTGTTGCACTGGCTGTATCAAAACGCATCTCAGTCACAACGGCTGTCACGGGGATACCATGACCGCCCAAGAACTTGGCGTACTGTTGCAGGGGCATCTTGCCGTTCTCACCTGTGCCAAAGATCGACTGGCCGGGCAAGGTCAACTGATACACATCACCAGACAAGTTGTTCTCCAACGCCACAGCAATACGCTGATTGAAGCGGCAAGCACGGCTTTCACCTTGACCAGAACCCTTGATGTTCTGTTGGCAGTTCTGGCAGTTGGTGCTCTGTGGGGCTTTCACACCTTTATCGGGTGCAACGCCATCAGAGGATGAGCATGAAGGTGCAGCGTTCTGGCCTTCAACGTAAGTGCCAGCGTAGTACTGACGGGATGTTTTCTCAGCAGAGCGCACGATCACCACGTTCATGGCGCGGTCGTCATTCTGGGCAACTTCCTTACCGCCAACAACCATACGGAATACACCACCACGAATGGAGATGCGCTTGCCGTTACCACCGCCACCCATCAGGGCTTTGGTTGTTGCATCCAATTCAAGGTTGCGCAAGTGGGCTGGGAGGGTGTTACCACCTTGGGAGAAGAGAGCGATATCAGACATTTGTAGATTCCTTTGTGATGAAAGTTTGAATAATTGCTAAGTCAATGTTAAAAAATTTGGCAAGGTCACTAGCGAAGAACCGATAGTTCTTACCAACGCGGATGAATGGGATACGCTTGTCAGGGTTTTCTTCCTTAATAAGCGCGTGAACAGTTGACGGTGCGACTTGCAAAAGCTTCGCCACCTGCGCCAACGTAAGTGCAGTTTCCAATTTAGCTTCTCCTGACAGTTACAGTATATTTATGATCCACGTTCAATCCCGTTGGTAATACATCAGGATTTTCCCGTAGGAACTCTTTCATATTCAACTGTGATATGCGGCGCTCAACTAAGTCAAGTGCATCATGGTCACGTATGAATTTGTGCATTGCGGCCCAATCACCTGTCCAGTAGCGTGTCTGCACTGTACGGATCGCTGTGCCGTGGGCTGTCTTTATACTCTCAGCCCCTGTTGCTTTGCAAGTCTCAAGCAAGTTTGCTTCGACCAAACTCATTTGCTCTTTGATTGCGTTGTCTTCTTCCTCGTACTTCGCTTTGAGGGCGGCACGGGCATCGCGCATCTTAATGTATGCACGTACTAATTTATCTGCTGTTATTTCCATGTTGCTTCCGTTTCGTTTTTTGGTTAATGATACACCCAATCTTTACTTTGTCAAGTACCTCCATAAATTTATTTGTTAAGGTCGAATTCATCTTTATAAAGTTCCATCAAATTAAACTGTGCTAACTCTTTTGTTTCTAAAGCTTTGTACAGCTTGGCTTCTACTGGACTTCCTTGGAGCTTGACAACCAAACATTTGTTGACTTGTCCTGCCCTGTGAATACGTGCATTGGCTTGCGCGTATGTCTCGTATGATGTGATGGGTGCCCACCACACAATTGTGTTTGCCGCGTGCAAGGTGACACCGTGTGATGCAGCTTGAGGCTGTATGACAAGAACCCTTGGGTCTGGCTCGTCTTGAAACTTGCGAAAGATTTCTGTGCGCCTGCCTGCTGGTACACCCCCATGTATCACATCCACTGTGTAGCCATCTCTACGTAGTTCTTCGTACAGAATCTCAATCGCATGGCGGTATGGGGCAAACACCAATACCTTATGGCTGGATTCGTCAATCACTTCCTTGAGCACTGCGGTACGGCTACTTGCATCAAAGGTCACGATCTCGCCACTATCGGAATACACCGCGCCACAGGAAATCTGCAGTAGCTTGTTCAGCTTGGCGGCGGCATTGATTGCCGTGACTTCTTCTCCTGCCGCTTGCATGGCCATCACCTTGCGTAGCTTCTCGTAGTAGCGTATCTGCTGTGCGGTCATGGGAACCTCACGCTCTGCGTACAGCAAGTCTGGCAGGTCAAGGCACTGCTCTTTGGTGAACCTAATCGCTGGCTGTAGCAGTGTGCTGACCACCTGCTCTGCTTCTCGTTTGGGTGCCCACTTAAACTGGGTGATCTTGTTCATCACTTGGTCGCGGTACATGGTGAAGCTACGGGGTGTAGCCGATGGGTTAACTAGCTTAGCCAGACCATACGCATCAAGGGGCGACTGCGAGGCAGGGGTACCTGTCAACATCCACAGCCACATATTGGGCTTGACAATTCGGTTCAAGGTACGCCAACGTGTGGTGGTTGCAGTCTTGTAGGCGTTGGCTTCGTCAATCACCACCATGTCAAAGCCTGCCTTGATGATGTCATCCTCTACGATGGGCACCCCGTCATAGTTGATAATCACAAACTCTGCATCTGAATTTAATACTTGCTGCCGTTTTTCTTTTGAGCCGTAGGCGATGCCAACCTTCCTGTGCATGGCTCCTTTGAAGATGTCGTTCTGCCATGCTGACTGCATGATTGACAAAGGGCAGATGATGAGCACGCGCTTGATGTGTTTGGTGTTCATCAAGTAATCACACGCCCATGTGATAGACAAAGTTTTACCTGTTCCCGGCTCTGAGAAGCAGAAGGCACGCCTGTGCAGGGTAAGGAAAGCGGCTGTTTGTTTCTGATGTGTGAACGGTTGGTAGATGCCCGGCCACTTGTACTTGGCAACGATGGGGGAAGGTACGTTCTTGACCTTCAGGTTCTTGAGCACCTGCGCTTCTTCCAAACCCCAGTGCACCATTACTGTACTGATGGGGCCTTCCTCAAGCAATGCGCTCTTGGGTATGACGTTGAGAACCTTGTACGGGTTCTTCAACCTAAGTTTCAATGCTTTTCCGTCAATGATTTCCATGTGTACTCCAATGCAAAACAGACCGAAAGTGACATCCACCTTCGATCGCTATGTGACACCTTACGGGTGTCAATCGGCCAGATCATTTAAACGGAATGTAAAAACTCTGGCTGGTGTGGTTTAAGGGTTCAACTTTACTAGTAACACCCCCGTGCCGCCACTCACACCTAACGCGGCACGTATTCTTATTTCTTCTTGGGCTTGTTCACCTTCACGGTATGGTCGCTGTTGCGGCTGAATGAACGGTTGGCGCTCGGCGTCTTGAGTTGCAAGTTGCTTTTGGATGTACTTCCACCTTTAGATAAAGGGCGCTTGTGGTCAATATCTTTTCCCGCACGGTCAATGCCTTCGCGGTCGTATAGGTCACGTGCTTGCTCACGCTTTCTTCTTGTAGGTAATTCATTTCGATCCAACTGTTGTTGGTATTCTTTCTTGTAGGGTCTGGGTTTGTTTACGTAGGGCATATCATTTCCTTCCACAGTGGGCGCAGGATGACACCCAGCAGTAATTTTTACACAATCCGTTAGGTTTTGCATTCCAAATATCTGCGCTGTAGGCACCTTCCAACATCATTACTTTGGGCATCCAGTTGCCCCAGTACCTGTGCTGCTGCTCCACCTCATAGACGGATGGCACGAACTTGTCTTCCGACAGGAACAGCAACCCACCCTTGACTTTCTTGACTTCTGGGAACATCTTGAATACTGCAAGTGCCATGAGTTCCAACTGTCCAAGGTCAGCGTAGCGTGACTTGCCTAGCTTGTAGTCAACCACACGGGCTTCACCCTTCTCACGGTCAACGATCAGCAGGTCAGCCACACCTCGGAACCAACAGTCAGGATCAAAGAAGTCGCAGGGTTCTAGCTTCTCAGTCAGTGCCATCTTCATTTCACAGAACTTCTCACCCTGCATCTTCAGCAGGCTATCGAGCGCAGGCTTGATGAAGGCAAACTTCTCAGGAATTTCCTTGCCATCCCGTATGTAGAGTTCAGCGGCCTCATGCACCAGCTTGCCATAGAGGGCTTGTTCACCCTCGGGCTCTTTGACATCCTTGAGTACCTTGGTGTGGTAGAACTTCTTGGGGCAGGTGGTGAACGTCTTCAGGCTACTGAATGACCATGCAGGAATCTTTGCCATCAACAATCTCCATAACTCAAACCCATACCGCTCTCGCAGTTGACTGGTAAACCTTCAGCCCATGCGGGAACCCAGCGCATACAGGATTCCACATAAGCCCGCGCTTCATCGGCTTCCTCTTGCCTAGCGACAATACCAATAGCATCGTGCACGGTAAGCACGACCTTGTATCGCTTAGCAATTTTGAGCATTTGATCGCCAATGATACACCTTGCAATGGCTTGTGTGAAGTTCTCAACAACTTTTCCACCATAAATTTTATTGGGGCCGTTGCGGGTTTGGTATGTAAACTGCCGCTTGTCATCTTGAATGACTTCTGCCAAGCCGTTATAGTAGATGTGTAGCCCGTTCGGGAGGAGGATGCCTTTCTCATTCACTGTGAGCAGGCCATCTTTACCCAGCTTCATGGTCATGCCACGGCTCATACATTTCAGGGCTTCCTGCGATTCACGCCAAAGTGCTGGGACTTTTGCATAGCGATCACGATACACCGAAATAATACGCGCACACTCATCGGTCGACATTTCAGCACCAAAAGTTTTGAGTTGGGCTTGGAACTTCGCACCACCCATGCCGTATCCGGCACCAAGAATAGTAGTCTTACCGACAAACCGTTCATCCTTTGTGATCTCAGCTTCACTCTTGCCGTATATAGCTGTTGCCATGATCTTGTATACATCTTCGCCATTTGCAAACGCCTCTACTAAGTCATCCTGACCTGACTCCCAAGCCAACGTACGGGCTTCGATCTGTGCAGAGTCAGCATCAATGAACACATAACCCTCGGGTGCGAGGATCGCCTTCTTCAGCTTGCCTGCGTTCGGCCCACGGCTAGGTAGGTTCTGCAGGTTGACTGAATCTGTACCGCCCCATCTACCCGTGTGGGCAGCATAGTATTTGAGTGGTACAGGAAACGCCCCACGGTGGCTGATGTCGATGAACCGCTGGGTGCGGGTTTCTTCAAGCGTTGACTTGGTTCCGATGCGTGCCGCGCACAGGGCTTGCACCCGTACATCTTCGTGCTCAAGCAGGGCTTTGAACGCCTCGTCACTCTTGGCCAAGGCCAGAGTTGGCTTGCCTGTGGTGGGGCTGATCTTGACGGGGGCTATCACATCCAGACCCTTGAGCATCTCAGCAAACTGATTGTTGCTCATCAACGTCTTGCGTACTTCTGCCCGTGTTTCCTCGTCACCAAGGATGTGCTTGACTGCAAGGTCTTGCTTGCCCACGGCCTTCAGTGCACTGACCAGATGCGCTTGCTTCTGTGCCACCGTATCTTCAAGGTGCATACCCAAAGCTTTGGTGTCCAGACGTAGCACAGGGTGAATGAACATACTCAGCGTCAGATCAATCAGCTTGAGTTCGCCCTTTGGGAATCCTGCCTTCATCATTTTCTGGAAGATGTCGTACGTTAACTCAACGTCATTACGGCAGTACTCACCGTACTGGGCAAGGTGCGATGGCTTAAAGAACTCACGCCCGATACCCACAGCATCGTTGACCTCTGTGCCCTTGACACCCACCTTGTATCGCTCAGCCATTGACTTGAGAGACACGCTGAAGTCCACGCCATGCAAGGCACGCCCCATGCTCATGGTATCTAGCCAGCCCTTGGGTTTAACGCCATAGCGCCACGACAAGATCGCACCATCGAACATGGTGTTGTGTGCAAGCACAAGCGCATCATCCCAAGGCAGGTGGTCTAGTACCTTTTGAATGTATGTGTTGTTGCCTGTGATCCAGAAGGTCGGGCCATCATCGATCTTGTAGGCAAAGCCGATCACCTCAAACCTGTCGTCACGCACGTACTCTTCCGTGCTGATCTTCTTCAGGCTGTATTGCTGATCGTAGTAAGTTTCAAAGTCAAGTGTTATTAGTGTTGTCATTTGTAAGACCTTGTTGACGCGCCCACTGATCGTATTCATAGGCGTTGGTGTTGTTTGAGTGTCCTAGTGAAGCACCAACGATATTGTTTCTAGAAGTCATGGTAAGTTGGTCTTCCAATATGTTTAGCGCCTGTTGAGTTATTGCCGCAGGGGTCAGGAGGGAATGCCCTTTCTTAACAACTTGCACCTTCTTAGATTGAGTTTCGATACCACCCAATATGTTTTTCAGGAACGCACGCTTCTGCCACTCAAGATAAATGATTTTGTACTTAGCGGTCAGGGCTTCTCTTTCGTGGGGCTCCAGTGCCCAGAGCGAACGCGCACCGCTAGTATCGGTTTCCCCCACCGCCCAGTCAACAATGCCACTTGATAAAGTACCCCAACGGTGTTTGGGGTCGCCTACAATAAACTCTTCGGGGTTGGTGTCCATGCGGTCGAGCACCAGCTTTACGAAGTCACACATTTCGTTGCTCATTCAGCATCTCCTTCAGTTCTATTAAATTATCTTCTCGTGCAACATAGGTCAGGCCATCAGCGTTCATGATCTTGTCAAGCTCACGCTTTTGTAGTTCAGTCAACTGACCCTTGCCTGCCTTGCATTCAATGGCTACGAACCTGCCGTTCATGCAGCAGATGATGTCTGGTATGCCTTGCCTGCCATATCCGTTGGCAGGGGGCATGAAGTAGTAGATACCTAGTGCATCAAGTATGGCACGCACACGTGCCTTGACTTTAACTTCAGGTGTCGAGGCCATAGCGCTCTCCATTTGCTTCAACGTATCTTGTCAGGTTGACTTCGGGGTTGCCAAAAGTTTTGCCATCGTTGGCGATCTCTCGGTTGAGCAACTCAAACGCTTTCAGTATGGTGCGTACCCCATACAGATCAACTGTCTTCTGTACATCAGGCAACATAGCCGCGCTTGGGTCTGACGACAGTATGAGGTACAAGAGCCGCAACGCTACCCAGTCTTTCTTCTTAAGCTTTTCCATCTTGCACCTCAATCAGTTTGGCTAAGTAGTGCTGTGCTTTACGCAAGTCATCGACACCGCCCTTGTCTTTCCAGCGTGAGATGTACTTGACGATGTTGCCTTCAAGGTAGCCAAGGTTGTTGGCAATGATGTAGTCCCATGGCTGTATGGCTTTATCCATGTAGTGGTCACCACCAACCTGCATATCATCGGCAGTGGGAAACAGTTCAAGTTGTGTTCCAAGTTCAATCATTTAGTTTTCTCCTGTAAAAGTGTGTCGTAGTACTGCTTGGGCATGGGCGCTTTCTTCTCAAGAAGTTCGCGTAGCCACTCAGCACCGCCAAGCTGTTTGAATATGATCCAATGCCTGTCAGACATACGTAAGTACCTGTGCTTGAGTGGCTCGGGTGGTTTAGGTCTAGGCATTGCGCTTCATCATCCTTACAAAAGTTGCAAAGCTTTGAGCCGTATCGCCAAATGGTTTCATCTTATCGAATTCTTTTGCAACTTCCTCAAGCACTTGATTGCGTTGGGATGGCGACACAAAAACGTCGTAGTGGTAAGGTTGCCCCTTCTTCATCTCAGCTTCATGTGCAATGCGCTCGAACTCATCGTCTTCGTCTGTGTGTATCATGTGTTCTTCTCCTTAAGCCATTCTTGAATACGTTGGAACGCAACCATGTAGTTGCCACTTTCAGCAAGTTGGCAAGCCTTTAAAAACTCTTCATGCGTCAGCCCAACCCAAGGGCGAACGTAATCTTGTATGTCATCGTCATCGTCTTTCATCTCGGTGCATCCTCGTAGTTGTCGGGGTTGAACTTCGGCTCTCGCTTGTCGTTCTTGTCCTTGGGGTTTGGAAATGGGGGGAACGGCCATGTCATGCTTCTCTGGCTTTCAGCATTGCATCTGCTATGAGATAAGCAATCTCGGCAACGTGTTCATTGCTATATTCACCAACAATTTCAGCGGTCAGCAAACCTGTCATAGCCTTAGCCGCAAAGTAATCCCGCAGGCTCATGCCCATGTTAATCATCATCCCTGTTTTATCTTTTGCCACTAAAGGAAATGCTAGTTCTTTCATCTCACTCTCCTAGTTCATAAAAAATATCATCAATGACATCCCGCACACCATTCAGTGTGTCGGCCATATCCGCTTTGTGTGTTAACTGCTTTGCTACAAGTACCCTGAGATTGACAAGAGCTACGTACATCTCTTTGCCCTTGATCGCATACAGTAGTTTGCGTTCATCTTCTGGGTAGTTAAACTCCAGTACAGCTTTCATCTTTGTCCTTTGGTTGTAACCAATACGCATCGCCTACACGGTGCCCGATGGAAGGTATGTCATCCATGTTGTGCACCATGCTCAGTAACGCAACGTCTTTGCGTATCCATTCAGGCAATGCTTCGTTTGTATAAGACGCATTCATCTTAGCTACTGCGCCTTGAAATACCGTGATCTTCCAACGCCCTGTCGTGGGTATCTTCACAATCCGATACATACATTTGGGGTTCCGTTCCATTACTTCCTTAAATGTGCACCGTGACTCCATGCGGTGCAGTGGTATGTTTATTGTTGATGCACCA